TCGAGACCCTCACGCGCGGCGCCCTCGCCACTGGCGACGGCCTGCGGCTCGTCGGCGACATCGCCGCCGGAACGAACCAACCTTTTGAAGAAGTCGCCACCACGATCGGGCGCCTCTACGACGGCCTGCAATCCGGCCGCCCGGTTGGCGAGGCCATGCAGCGCCTTCAAGAACTCGGAGCCGTCTCTGGCGAGACGCGCACACAGATCGAAGAACTTTCCAAAGCAGGCAAAAACACGGAAGCCTGGCTCGTCGCCGAGGAAGCTCTGAACCGCTTCAACGGCTCCATGAAGCTCCAATCCGGCACCTGGACCGGCCTCCTCTCCACCCTCAGCGACAGCATTACGAACGCCTACGCGAAATTCGGCGCGCCGATCATTGACAAGCTCAAGCCCTACCTCCAAGGCATCATTGCCTCCGTCGAAGTCCTTACCGAAAAAGCCGCCGCCCTCGGAAAATCTTTTGCCGAAAACTTCATCGCCAGCGAGAAGTCGGTGAACTCCTTCCAGACCGCGCTGAACGCGATCAGCACCGGGCAACTCGGCGCAGGGTTTTCGCTTTTTTGGGACACGCTCAAACTTCAAGCGGCTGAAACAGCAAACGAGATTTACCGCAGGCTCATCGCAGCCTTTCAATCTGCTGGGCAATTTCTCGGAAAAATCTTTGATCCAAGCGGCCCCATGCTTCAGACGGCGTTATCTGCCTTTGAACTGCTTGGAACTAAAATCACCGAGAGCATTGCAAAAAATCTAGCCAAGGCATTTGCCGGAAGCTCATTCACTAAAGGTCTGTCCAGTTCTTTGTATGATGTCGCCAACGATTCCTACACGGCTGGCGTAAAAATAGAGCAGAATCTCAAAGGGGCCGGAGGCAGAATTGCCGACCAATGGATCGCAGCAGGCAAGGCATTCCCAGATTCCTTTCAAGAAAACTACGCCAAAGTTACGCCGCTGTTTAACGACCTGAAAGGCCTCCAAGATCAGATCAAAGAAAAAGAAGCCGGCATCGCCGCAAAGATCAAAGAGGGCAACCAAAACCGCGCCGAGGCCAATGAAGAGATAAAGCTCACCGGCACATTTGCAGAAAAGATGGCGACCCTCGAGGCGGCCTACAAAGACGCCGTTGATTCTGGGAATACCTCGATAGCCGACCGCATTCTCAAAATGCGCGACACAATTAGCGCCACCGAAGAAGGAAGAAAACTAGCAGAGAAAGAAGCTGAAAAAAAAGAAGAGGCGCGAAGAAAAGAAGAGGAATCGAAGGAATTAAAACGGGAATCCCTCGCCCTCGACCTCCAGATCGCCGAAGCCCTCGCCGGAGGAAATGAAGAGCAAGCCAAAGCCCTCCAATACCAGAAGGATTACAACGGCTACCTCAAGCAAGCCCAAGACGCCGGGATGGGCGATGCCGCCGAGAGCTTCGCCACCGCCATGGCCAGAGCCGCAGGCAGCGCCAAGGACATCAAAGGAGAACTCTCCGAATCCGCGAAGCTCTTCAAGTCCATCGAAGAAGCCCGCGCCAAGGATGCCGTGGACCGTGGCGGCCGCGACACCAAGCGCGCGCAGGAGGCCATCGGCAGGGGAGACTTTGCCGGAGCCGAGCGCGCCGCCGGGCGTATCGCCCGCCGCGAAGAGAGCATCGCCCGCCGAGCCGCAGAGAAAGAAACCGCCGCCGCCGAAGCCGCCAAGCCACTTACCCAAAGAATGGCCGAAGGCAAAGCCGCTTTCCGCGACCGCTTCGCCAAAAAAGACGCCGAAAAGCCCGCCGAAGACGCCGCGCCAAAATCGCTCAAAGACCGCCTGGCCGAAAATACAAAATCCTTCCGCGACCGCATGGCCGGGAAAGACGCCGTCGACAAGCCCGGACGCACCGGCCAGACCGACAAAGACGCGAAAGGCGGTGACAAATCCGGCGGCAAGTCCTCCCTCGATTCCATGGTTGAAACGATCAAAACCCTCCTCGAAAAAATCGAACCCCGCCTCCCCGTCGCCGCGCTCACCGCCTAGCCATGAGTTACACGCTCTTCAACTCCACCACCGCCGCCACCGACCTCATTGCCCAGCCCGGCCGCGCCGTGAATACCTTCCCCAGCGGCCTCGTGCGCGTGGATCAGACTTACCTCGGCCTCACCAGCCAAACCGCCACCCACCGCGCCACCCTCGCTGTCGGCAATAACATGCCCGACGGCAATTCCTCCCCCTGCATCGACGGCCTCAAGATTTTTCCAGAAGTGCAGGAGCGCCGCCGCGAGGATGGATTCACCGAGTTCATCGTCAGCGCCTATGGCCGAGTGAAATCGACCGCGACCATTGAGCGAAAAGTAAAGCAGTGCCAACTCTCGTGGGGCGCGATGGTCCGAGGCAGCGTGCTTGTGAGGGTGGTGAGCCAAACTTTCCCCAATTTTGTTTTTGGCCAAATACCTGAAAGTTATTTTGACCCCATTTCCGCTTTTACTGAAAACGAGCAATCGACCGGTTTTTTCCAAAACGGAGGAGGGTCTGTCGGCGGCGCAACTTACAAGAGCATCACTTTTACATTCCCGTCGGCACCGCAGAAGTCCACGCGACTTCTCACGCCCGGCTTTCCATTTTCCGCTTATGAAGATCCCGCACTCTTTGACGACAACTCCCTGAGCCTAAATTTCTCATCCACGAATTACGGCTATTGGACCGAGTGGATTTTTTCCTATGATTGAACTTCCCGTCGATTTCGAGGCGAAGCTCAAATCGCCACCAAGAGTCTCGGGCGGCTACCCGATGCAGCTTTCGGCGGCGGACCTCATGAAAAATTTCGCCTTCGCCGCCCTCGATGCCGATCCCTCCCTCATCGAGAAGACCACCGGCCAAGGCGGGCACCAAGCCCGCAAGCTCAAAATCCCCGCCGCGCCTGGGAGCGGCACCCATGTGCTCGGCGCGGTAAACGGCACGCTGAAATGGATCGCAACAGAGGAATGCTGATGAGTTTAACCACAGAGGACACAGAGCACACAGAGGGGCTTTTGCTTCATCCTTCTTCCTTCATCCTTCCTACTTTCTCCAAATGACCCTCGGCCGCACATCTTCCGGAGCCATAAAAATCAAGACCGACGGCGGCCTTCGCGCTGTGAATTGCGCGTGTTGCGGGTGTAGACCGTGTCAGGTTGACATTTCTCAAAATGCAAGTTTTTTGCAAACATTACAAAATGCAACTGGTGTCTCCATAAATTTAACGCCAACTCAGTATTCCGATTATTTTTTTACTCCATCACCAAATGGCTTCGAAGTTAGATTCGACAATTATGAGGGAACAATAATAGCTGAAATTATTTTTGATAAAAGCTGTAAACAAGTTTTTATCTATATTGATGTAGGAGGAGATAACTATGCAACTTCTTTTACATACGAAAATAATTCGTGCCCATATTCCCCGTCTTTCGATGTAGGTGGAATCACATACAATCAAGAGATTGGGGCTGATTGTTATGTAAATGGTGTAAGATTTCCAATGCTGAGGACTTATATTTTTAGCAATTACCCTCCGCCTATTCCTCCATCTATAAATTTCACCGTATTTTGAGAAGTAATTTATTTAAAAAATTTGGTTTTGCAATACTAAGATTTTCTGGTAGTGGCTTCAGCACACCCCCGCCAGAAATCCTCGCCGAGCGAGAATCTATTTGCCGCGCTTGTGACCAATGGGATTCCGAGGCGTTTCATTCAACTGGCCGCTGTCGCAAGTGCGGATGCTCAACATGGGCAAAACTCCGCATGGCCACCGAGCGCTGCCCGCTCGGCAAGTGGGAAGCCGTCGAATCGAAACCGGAAACCGGAGTGCTGAAACCGAAAATCTAACCGCCTCTTTCCGCCCTCCGCCTTCCGCTCTCCGCTCTAGGAGACGCTCGGAAGCCTACCCGATTTGACACCCGCCGCTCGCTTGAGCGGCATGAAACTATTCCTCGATTCAAAAAACCGGCGGTTCGTGAAGTCCGCCGCGAGCAATGTCGCATTGCAATCGCTCGTCCTCAAACGCCGCGACCAAGCCCCCATCGAGGTCGTCTTTGTCGAAAACGGCGTGGCCGTCTCGCCCGTCGCAGGCACCCAGACCACTGTCGCGCTTAAATCCTCCTTCTCCGACTCCAACTTTCTCGCTTTGGCGGCCCCCGGGTCCACCATCCTTGACCTGAACACCGTCCCGGTCGAGGCCGCCTTTTCTTCCGACCCCGCCAGCATCCCCGCCTTCCTCGAAATCCGCTGGACCGCTCCGAGCCAATCCCTCCGCACGGCGACCCTCCAAGTCGAAGTGCAAAACAGCGTCATCCTCGGAGACGAGCAGACCCCCGCCGCGATCCCAGACGGCAAGGCCACCCAAGCCGAAGCCGAAGCAGGCACATCAAACGAAAAGTGGATGACCCCGCTCCGCACAAAGCAAGCGATCGCCGCGTTCAACTCCTCCGCAGGCATCGGATTCATGCCAGCACCGACCACGCCATGACCGAGCAACTCGTCCGCTACATCAATTTCGGCATCGCCGGAAGCGCGCCAGAGGTCCCCGACTCCGGCAAGCGGCTTTACCTCCTGCCGAACGGCGACTTCGCCACCATCGACGCGGATGGCGTTGTCACCACTTTGGCGACGACCTGGGACGCCATCACCGGCAAGCCCACCGAGTTCCCACCCGAGCCTCACCTCTCCAGCAAGATCACCGACTTCGCGGCCGCAGTCGTCGCCGCCGCGCCGCCGACCATCGATGCCTCGCTTCTCACCACCGGCACGCTGCCCGACGCCCGCCTCGCGGCAACCATCGCCCGCAGCGCCGATCTCACGACGGAGCAAAATGCACGCATCGCAGGAGATGCCGCGCTCTCGACGCGGATCGATTATCTAACCGCGAATCTGGACCCTGCCGCGCTGGATTCGATTGCCGAAGCAGCCGCCGCGATCAACACCCTCCAGTCCGAAATCGACGGCAAAGCCACCGCCGCCCAAGGCGCGCTCGCCGACACCGCCCTCCAGCCCGAGCCCGTCGATTACCAAGGCGCCTACAACAACGGAGCCGACTATTTCCCCGGCCAAGTCGTCAGCTACAACGGCGAACTCTACATCCGCATCGGCGAGCCGAATCCTGGCTATCCACCGCCAGGAAGCTACTGGGCCGCCTTCGATCCCTCCGCCTCGCCCGCATTCAAGCTCTGGGTCGATCTCTCAAAAGCCGACACGATCCACACCCACGCCGCCACCGAGATCACCGGCCTTTCGTCCTACATCATCGCCTCGGCCCCCGGCCTGCAAATCAACACCACCGTCCGCATCGGCGACGGCACCACGACCACCTTCCCGATCGACGGCCTTGTCAGCAGCGATCCAGAGCATGTCCTCGTGGCTTTGAACGGCGTCACGCAAACCCCCACCACCGACTACCTCGTCAGCGAAGCCACCGGCACCATCACATTCGACGAGCCGCCCGCCGCCGGAATGCAGATCTCCTGCACCGCCCTCGGCCTCCGCACCGTCCAGCCCCCGATCGATCCGACCCTCTACCTCTACGCCTTCGACCAATCCACCAACGGCCTCACCACCTACAGCGGACGCCTCCTCAACGCCGACCGCCCCGCCGCGCCAGCACTCCCAGAGACCGCCGCCACCTGGACCATCCGCCGCTCGACACTCAACGCCGCCGGGCGCGTGCTTTCAACCGCCTCCGCCACCGGCTCGTGGGCTAACCGGGAGACCCTCGTCTACGCATGACAACGATCACCGAATCCAACATCACGCAGACGCTCGATCTCTCCTCGTTCGAACTCACCCTCCCGCCGAGCGTCGTCGAATACCCGAACCGATCGAGCTTCCCGAGCGTCGGGAAACCCGACCGCCTCTACATGGCCCTTGACGAGGGGATGCCCTACCGCTGGAGCCCCACCGCATCGGCCTACGCCCTCATGATCCCGGTCATCGATGCCGGCACTTTTTGACAATCACCCCACCACGAACAGCCCAAACAACCACCACCAACACCTAATTAGCCATGGCCAATCCCATCATCAAAATCAAACGCGGTTCAGGCGCTCCCGTCTCCTTGCAGACCGGTGAAGTCGCATTCGACACGCTCAATAAGTCCCTCTTCATCGGCACAGCCGAAGGCGTCCTCGCCATCGGCGGCGAGCATGTCTTCGCCAAAAAGACCTATGTTGACAGCGCCGTTTCAAGCGAGCAATCGGCACGCGAAGCAGCCGACACAACTCTCACCAACAACCTCAACGCCGAAATCTCCCGCGCTCAAGGTGCCGAGAGCGATCTCGCTGACGACATCGCAGCCGAGGAGACAGCGCGCATCGCGGCAGTTTCCGCCGAGCAATCCGCTCGCGAAGCAGCCGACCTCGTTCTCGACGGCAAAATCTCGACCGAGAAAGGCCGCATCGACGCGATCCTCTCCGCCGCTGATGCCGACAAAGACAGCTTCGCGGAAATCGTCAGCTTGATCAACTCGGTCGATCTCACGAACGACAACGCCCTGGCATCCGCAATCTCCTCGATCAACGACGACATCTCCGCTGAAGAGACCGCCCGCATCGCTGGCGACTCCGGCCTCCAGACCTCGATCAACACCGTCTCGAGCGACCTCAGCGCGCTGACCACCCGCGTCACCGCAGCCGAGGCCGACATCGTTTCGGAAGAGACCGCCCGCATCGCCGCAGTCAGCGCCGAAGCCGCAGCCCGCGCATCGGATGTGTCCGGCCTCGAGTCCGACATCACCGCAGTTCAGAGCAATCTCGATTCGGAAAGCTCGACTCGCGCGACAGCCGACACCTCGCTCTCCAACCGCATCACGGCTCTCGAAGGAGCCAGCGCCGACTCCCGCCTGGACGCAGTCGAGGCCGATGTGGCTGACCACGAGACCCGCATCACTGCACTCGAGACGACCATCGACGGCGGCAGCTACTAGTAACTAACCCAACCCCGGCGGGGCGCTCCATAGCGCCTCGCCAAGCGGGGGGTCTAACTCCGCGAAATCAAAACCCGCCACATGGCAAACCCAATCATCAAGCCCAAATCCTCGACCGTAGCGTCGAAAGTCCCAGCCTCCTCCGACCTGGCCTTGGGAGAAATTTGTGTGAACCACACAGACCGCCGCCTCTACAGCCGCAATCCCTCCACCGGCGAAGTCTACAAACTGGCCGGCACCAAAGACGCACCAGATCGCGTCTGGGCCTTCGATCTTTCGAGCGACGGCACCACGACCTACCTCGGCTTCCTCCTTTACTCGGACTTCCCCAACACCGGCAGCGTCTACGACAGCGCAGCCTGGGAAATCTCCCGCACCATCTTCAACACAGCAGGCACCACATCCACCGAAAGCTCGGCCACCGGGCAGTGGAGCAACCGCACCTCACTGACTTTCTCTTAAAACTTAATTCTTAAAACTTAAAACTTTTATCCATGATCGCAACCAGCTCCGGCAAACCCATCCTCGCCACCGACCGACTCCTCGGGCGCTCCACCTCCGGCACCGGCCCCGCCGAAGAAATCTCCCTCGGCACCGGGCTCTCGCTCGCCGGCGGCACGCTGAACGCCTCCGCACAGACCACCATCGGCACCAGCGCCGCCGATGTCCTTTCCATAGCCTCCGGCGAGATCACCGCAGACGACCCCGGAGCCGACCGTCTGCTCTTCTGGGACGAAAGCGAAAGCAAGCTCACCCACCTCACCCTCGGCACTTCGCTCTCGATTTCCGGCACCACGATCAACGCCGATACTGGCACGCAGAATTACACAACAAACAATAACTACACTTTCGCCAGCAAAACCCTCGCACGATTCACCCCGCGCGAAAACCAACCCCCCGCCACCGCATTCGCCACTCTCGACACGCGAAACTCCATCACCGTTCTCGATTTCGACGCCGCCGTGGACGAGTCCGCCTTTTTCTCCGGCGTAATCCCCGAAAATGCCAACCTCGCCTCCGGCCTGCAAATCCGCCTCGCCTGGATGGCTACCTCCGCCACCTCGGGCAACTGCCGATGGGGCGTGCAAATCGAGCGCTGCACTACCGACCTCGACACCGACTCCTTCGACACCGCCACCGAGGCCACCGGAGCCGCAAACGGCACGAGCGGCATCGCCACCATCACATCCATCACCGTCACCGCCATCGACGGCCTTACCGCAGGCGATACATTCCGCATCAAAGTATTCCGCAACGCGGACGATGCCACCAACGACACCATGACAGGCGATGCCGAGTTGATCGCGGTCGAAGTAAGGAGCGCGGCCTAAAATGGCTTACGAATTTAACGGCACTAACCAGCGGCTAAACACAACATCTACGCCAGTAGCCGCCGCTCCACTTACGCTTGCCTGCTGGTTCCGCGCAGACGATGTGACTACCAATCGTTGCCTTTTTGAATTAGCGACATCAGCGGGAGCAGAAGGATTTAGGTTACTGGCAGCGGGCGCAATCGCGGGTGACCCCATATATGCGGACTATCTTGCTTTAACCTCTGTAACCAACGCCCAAAGCACCGCTGGCTACACGGCAAACACATTCCACCACGCAGCGGCAACCTTTCCCAACAATACGACTGTCACGGTTTACCTTGACGGCGGCAACAGCGCAACATCCACTGGCTCGGCCTTAAATCCTGCTCCGACAAGAATAAATATAGGCGCTCGTTTTTCTTCATCTTCAGCGGGTCTTTTTATGGATGGCCGCATCGCCGAAGTCGGCATTTGGAATGTTGCCCTCACCGCCGCCGAAATCGCCTCACTCGCAAAAGGTATGACCTGCGACAAGGTGCGCCCGCAGTCGCTCGTCTTCTACGCCCCCCTTGTTCGCGATCTCATCGACCAAAAAGGCGGATTGACCATCACCAACAATAACGGCGCAACCGTCGCCAACCATCCCAGAGTTTATGCCTAATTATTACAACATCCACGACCCAGCCGACCTCCGCGACCTCCCGCAAAGCCTCCTCGCCGAGTGGGCCGCGCACAACAACCCCAAGCGCGCCGAGTGGCTACCCGCCCCCGCCAAACCCTCCGAGAACGCCGTCTGGAACGCAGGCGAGTGGCTCATCCCCACGCCCCCCTCCATCACTGCCGAAGATCACCTCGCCGCCGAAGGCTACAGCCCCCTCCGCCTCCTCACCTGCCTCGACCTCGAAGGCAAGCTCCGCGCTACCGGCAAATCCTCCCCCAAGCTCTCCGCCGTGCGCGTGTGGCTCGACAGCCTCACCCTCGCCGCTGCCGCAAACCCCGACGACGCCCGCCCCGACTGGCCCGCCGCACCGCACCCATTCGACCAAGTCCTCGCCGAAGCCCTCACCGCCCTTAACTCCTAACGAACAACCACCATGGCCAACGAACTGAACATCGCACTCTCAACCGGGCTCACCGTCACCGCCCAAGCCTACACCGCCGGAGCCGCCAGTGGCTCCGCCATCACCCTCTCCGAAGTCGGCAGCTCCGGCTTCTACACCGGCAACATGACCGGAGCGAGCGGCACCTACCAACTCGTCTTCCTCTCCGGCGGAGCCACCGTCGGCACTGGCCAGATCAACTGGAGCGGCACCGCCGAAATCCCCTTCTCGACTCTGACCACCGCCGACATCCCCACCGCCGCGATCTCTGCCATCCAGGCGAAAACCGATGCCTTGCCCAGCGACCCCGCAGACCAAAGCCTCGTAGAGTCCGCCATTGCTGGCCTCTCGATCCCGACAGTGGTTCAGATCCGCACCGAGATGGATTCCAACAGCACCAAGCTGGCAAACCTCGACGCAACGATCTCCAGCCGCTCGTCCCTCACGACCGGCGACCTGCCGAGCGTGCCTAGTGCCGCCTCGGTGGCCTCCGCCGTGCGCACCGAACTGACCGAGCTTTCCAATCTCGACGCCTCCGTGTCGAGCAGGCTCGCCGGTTCAGCTTACACAGCGCCAACCTCCGCACCGAGCGCAAGCGCGGTCGCCACAGCCGTTCGCACGGAACTCGGAACCGAGCTTGGGCGCATCGACCAAAGCATCTCGAGCCGACTCGCCTCTGCCGACTACACAACTCCGCCAACCACCGCGCAGATCAGCGCAGCCGTCGAAGGAAGCCTGCTCAACGAAACAGACGGACAGGCTGTCATCAACGCCCTCGTGGGCGCAATCGGGAACACCAACCTCAGCGAAGTCTCCCTCGTCGCTGCCGTCCGTGCCGACCTCGAGCGCGTCGGTGGGAAGATCGACAGCATCCCGACCGATTCCGCTCCGAGCGCGGCCTCTGTGGCAACAGCCGTCTGGTCCGCAAGCACCAAGGAAATCACCGGCGGCACGGTCACAACATTGACCAACTCGCCCGATGTCCCGACCGAAGCCGAAATCGCCAGCCAAGTCCGCACCGAGCTTTCGGTCGAACTCGGCCGCATCGATGCCGCCGTCTCCAGCCGCCTCGCGCCATCCGGCACCTTGGCGACCGTCACGACCCTCACTAATGCGCCATCCGTGCCAAGCGCTGCCGCCATCGCCGACGAGGTCCGCGTGGAACTCGCCACCGAACTCGCCCGCATTGACGCCCCTGTGAGTGGCGCAACAGCCCCAAGCGCCGCCACCGTGGCCACGGCAGTCCGCTCCGAGCTTTCGGTCGAGTTGGCCCGAGTCGACCAAGCCGTGAGCACCCGCCTCGCCGGTTCGGCCTACACGGCCCCAGCCAATAGCGATGTCGCCGCGATAAAAACGAAGACCGACGCAATCAATGTGGATCGCATCAACAACACCGCGACCACGGCCATTGTCGGGAATCTTTTAGCTCAGGCGAATAGCTAATGAGCACAGAAGTTGTCCGAAACAGACCAGGTGTAAAAATGAGCGTCGGCGAGTTCATCGCCGCGCTCGCCCTGGTGGCAACCGTCTTCTCCGCCTCGCAAGCCTGGTGGATTCTTCCCGAAAAAGTTTCCCGCGTAGAAGTGGAAAACGAAAAGCAGGAGCAACGCCTGCAAAAGATCGAATCCACCGCCGCCGACCGAGCCGAGACTTTGGCCCGCATAGATGAGCGCACAAAGCGCATCGAGCAAATCCTCGCCAACCGTCCGTGAGGCTTTGACACTCACGCACGGGAGATGAAAAACCTGATCTCAAGGCTCAAGGAGCCCTCCACCATTCGCGGCCTCTGCATCCTTCTCGGGCTGGCAGGCATCAACCTCGAGCCCGAAGCGGTCAACGCCATCACGAGCTTGACCATCGCCGCCCTCGGCGCGATCGAGCTTTTCCGAAAGGAAAAATGATCAACCCCGCCAAGTTTGCGGCGGCCATGATCCTCGCCGCTTTTCTTTTCCTAGCTTTGGCTCTCCTCACCGGGTGCTCGAGCTTCGGCCCGCTCACTTTCTCGCTCGAGAGCGACTATGGCCGCTTTAGCTACCAACTCCCCGAGCTTCCAGATCGCACCCTCCGCGACAAATGATCTCCCTCCTCGCCCGCTTCTTCATGCTCCCCAAGCCGCAGGTATCCCCCGCGCCACAGCCAGAGCCGAAGCCCGCGAAGCCAGCCAAAACCTCCCCCGCCAAAACCTCCGGCCGCCTCAAGCCCGAGCCAAAGTTTTATCAGCAGACCAACAAGCGGACCCCCAACATCTCAGCCGGCCGCGTCATTAAGCCGACCCATGTGATTTTGCACCACACCTCCGGCGCTTATGCCGGATCAGTCTCGTGGTGCTGCGATCCGGTAAGCAAAGTCAGCTACCACTGCATTATCGCCCGCAACGGCAAACGAACCGTCCTCGCCCTCCCCACCCAGCGAACCTGGCACGCCGGAGTCTCAAGCTGGCAAGGCCGCAAAGACGCCAACTCATTCAGCGTCGGCATGGCATGGGAAGGCGACACCTACTCGACCCCATTGAGCGAAGACGCCCTCCTCAGCGCCGTCGAATATCTCCTCCCCATCATCCGCGAAAACAACATCCCCCTCGCAAACATCCTCCGCCACGCGGACATCGCCCCCGGCCGCAAAGACGACTGCTCCCCAGCCGCCCACGCCGCGCTTTTAGCGGCACTTAACCGCGTCCTGTAATGGCCAAGAAACCCGCCCCGCCAAAAGACCGCGAGGCCGTCATGCTCCAAGCCCGCGCCCTCCTCGCCGAGCATTTCGCGCATGGCATCTGCGTGGTGAGTTGGGAAGACGAAGGCACGACATACAACATGGATTTTAAATTCGGCAACGACTACGCCGCGAAATCCCTCGCCCGCGAAGCCGAAGACCTGCTCTGGCCCTACGAGGAAGAAGACGAGGACGAAGAAGAGGAGGAAGAAGCGTGAAAGCCACTCTCGAATTCGACCTGCCCGAAGAACGCACCGAGCACATCTGCGCTGTGAAAGGCATGGACTCCATTTTAATAATCGACGACCTCCTTCAAGAAATCCGCGCATTCCTTAAACACGAATCCGGCGAATTTAAGTCTTGGCGAGACGACGAAGGCCGCGAATGCAAAGCCTGCCCCGCCACGCTCGAAAAAATCCGTTCCTTCATTTGGGAACTCCGAAAAGACAACGAGATTCCCGACCTCCCATGACGCCAATCAAAAAATGGAAAAAGTGGCTGGCCGTCGGATGCAGTCACGGAGCGGAGATCGATCCCGAAGCCCGCAAAGCCGTGTTGATTTTTAAGGAGCGCTGGAAGCCCGACAAGACCCTCCACCTTGGCGACTTCATTGACCTCTCCGCTTTCCGCGCCGGAGCCGTCCGCGACAGTAACGACTCCGACCACGCCGCCGATGTCGCCGGGGATCTCTCCGCAGGCATCGAATTCCTCCACGAACTCCGCCCACAGGTCATCCTGTGCGGCAACCACGAAGCTAGACTCTGGAAATTCTCCAAAAGCCCCAACGCCCTCCTCGCCTACGCCGCGAATCTAACCATCCAAAAGATTACAGAAACTGCAAACAAACTGCGTGCCACTCTTACTCCCTACGGCATTCGCGAATACCAAATGCTCGGCGGCACGAAATTCGTCCACGGCTCCATGTTCAATGTCTCCGCCATCCGAGACCACGCCGAGACCTACGGCAATGTCGTGATGGCCCACCTCCACCGCGTCGGCTGGGAGCGCGCCCGCAACATCGACGGCGCCAGCGGCTATTGCGTCGGCATGCTCGCCAACTTCGACATGCCCTACGCCAACCAACGCCGTGCGACGCTCGCCTGGTCGCAGGGCTTCGCCTACGGCCACTACTGCGACACATCCCTCACCGTGAATTTATGCGAAAGAAAAAAGGGGAATCCCTGGCTTCTCCCGATCTGACATCCGCGTGGGAAGCCGTATTTGAAACCTCCCGCATCACGGATGCCGCTCCTCTCCGCGCCGCCGGATGGCGCACCGTCCGCGAAATCGCCGCCGACCTCGGCCTCAGCTACTCAGGTGCGGCACGCACGCTGTCCAACAAAGCCAGCAAAGGCTTGCTTGACCGCTGCACGCACAAAGTGGACGACGGCAAAGGCACCCCGCGCACGACGACCTTCTACCGCCCAAAGTCGGCAACAGCGCGCAATAAGAGCGCAACGCCTCTATAAATACCTGCAAAACAGCACGCAAATTTTGATTCGTAATCGATAGGTCACGAGTTCAAATCTCGTCGTCGGCTCTCTCCTTCTGGAGCCCCTCGAACCGCATAAACACTGGCTTGGCGGGCGTTTTTCTGTATCGCACGAAATGGATTGAAATGGCACGGCAAATGGTTGAAATTGCCCCCATGAGCGCAACAAGCGCAACACGGCGCAACAAGCCAGTTGTCACCATTCGCACGGCTACGGTGCGGGGGGAGCCTCGTTTCGTGGTTTTTTCGCGGATCAATGGCGTCGCCAAGCGGGAATTTTTTCGCACCCAGGCGGAGGCGCGGGTTCATCAGGCGGCACTCTTGGAGAAGCTGGAGACTCGCGGGACGGAGGCTTTCACCGGCCCGGCGGGAATGACGGTGGCGCAGGGGTGGAGGGAGTTCTGCCTGGCGCGGATGCCGAAGCTGAAGGATGGGAACCACCGGCGGCTCTTGGAGTGGTGGTGGGGGAAGTTCGTGGCGGAGTATGGCGCGAAGGAACTCCGCGACATCAAAGCGATTCACATCGATGCGTTTCTCTCGCGGCCGGGGTGGTCGGGGACTACGGCGAACCAAGGGTTCGTGTATCTCCGGCTCGTCTGGAATTGGCTGGTTCGCTACGAACTCACATCGACCAACCCGGTGCTCAAGATCGACACGCCGAAGGCCGCGCCGGAGCATCACCTCTTGACGGTGGCGGAGGTGAAGCGACTCCTGGCTCTTACGAAAAAAGATGCGCGCCTCCGGGCTTGGCTCGTGCTCGGAGTTTTTGGCGGCATGCGAATCTCGGAGGTGTGGCGGTGTGAGCCGAAGCATATCGAGAAAGATGAGATTTTTATCCCGATCCGCAAATCGACGGACATCCAACCACGGCCGCGCTTCGTGCCGATCCTGCCTGCCCTCCGCCGGCATCTTCCGAAAAAATGGCCGCGCATAAACGAGGACATCATCAAGCGCGCACGCACGAAGCTAGCCGAACAAATGAAGTGGGAGGAATGGCCGCAGAACTGCCTTCGCCACACGGCGGCATCCATGCACCGGGCAATGTGGCAGGATAGCTCAAAGACGGCTTACTTCCTCGGGCATTCCTCGGCGCGCATGGTGGAGGAAAAATACGCGCGGGGCGTTAGAAAAGCGGACGCGGAGAAATTCTGGGCGCTTTAGGCGGTCAGGTCGATCACTTCGCCTTGCCAGTTTGGAGGGAGTTCGCAGTTTTCTGAGTTGAGTATCCACCAGCGGAGGTCACGGATTGTGGGCGCACAATATTCGCGGACGCGCCCTGGGGGAGGGGGTGTCCCATGGCTTCGTGCTGTTCATATGCTGCCTTGTAGTGATAGTCCCACGCGAGCCTCATGCACTTGCGGATGGCTTGAGATGGAACCATGTCGGTCTGGTTCACCTCAAACTCGTAGCGGATGATTTTGGCTAAAATATCCTGACACTCCGGGGTCAAAGAGACTCCCGGTTTTTTCACTTTTTCGCTGTCTGGTTTTTTGTGCCGACCCACAACGAAAACAATGTCAGCGAATAGGTGCACCCTTGCAATCAATTATTTTTTCGGTGCACCAAAAAAATATTTTCGCCCGCAAACATTGTCCCCATGCGGATGTCAATAGTTTTTTTCATGGTGGGACAACACCCCATTGATTTTTTTTATTGATAAAAGTGCACCGAAATAAAAAAGTGCACCGCATGACAGCGACGAACAAAAAACAGGGAGCGTGTTTCCCACTAGACCTCTGGCAGGAGGTAAAGCGGGAGGCCGAATCAACCGGAACCACCATGAGCAAGGTGATCGTTCAAGCGGTCCGCGAAATGGTGGATCGCAAAAACAAACGGAGGGCCAAGAAATGACCTCCGCTACTGAAATGGCGCAACGGCTCGGGTTGGCCAGGCCGACGCTCCTTAAATGGGCGGCACAAAATCGAGTGCCAGGATTCAAGGTCGGGCGTGAGTGGAAGTTCGACGAGGCCGATGTCGTTCGGGCTTTGAAAATCACGACCGGCAACAGGCTTCAACAGGCGAGCAGCCGGGGGAGGGCCGCGTAATGGACCACGAGACGATTTTGCGCTGCCTCGGTTACGGGATCGAGTTTTTCCAACTGATGGCCGCTCCGGCGGTGCTCGGGGCGATTACCTGGAGGATGTCACGATGAGCCTCTGGCATTGCACGGCAAACGGCGTCTTTGGCCGGTTCGGGGATTATGTGCTGGCCGTCAGCCGCGAGGCCGCACGGGTGACTTTTCAAAAACTCCACGGATTAACACCAACCGAGATTCGGTTGGAGAGGAGGGCGAAATGAGTGGGTGGATGGCGATCTCGTTGGCGGTGCTTTCGCTCTTTTCTTGCTACGCCTGCTACTGCCTCGGGCAGGAAAACATCATTCGGCGCATCAAGCGGATGCGGGAGCGTGAAGACCGCTGGCAGGAGTGGGACTGCGAGAACTTGGAGGATTTCGATGACTAGGTGCGCTGTGTGCCAAGGCGAAGCCGAGCAGGTGGATAACGACCTCGGGCCGGTCTGCTCCGAATGCTTCACGCACTGCGAATGGGCAACGCTCGAACTCCTTTGGCAAGCGGCGGCTGTGAGTCCGTCGAAAGAATAAAATTTCAGCATCGCCCGAGAGGGCAGGTGACGGGGGGGCGCGCATCCAAAACAACGCGCAACAAATTGAGTGATATGAAAATAATTAAAGGAAAACAACAGCGACCACAGCGGGTGGTCATTTACGGGGTCGAAAGCGTCGGTAAGACGACTTTCGCCAGCAAGTTCCCAAATCCTCTCTTCCTCGACATCGAGGGCGGCAGCAACCACCTCGCCGTTGACCGTGTGGCGGTCTCGACTTGGAAAGAACTCGGCGAGTGCATCCAAGAAGCCAGCCGGACGGACTACGAGACGATCGTCATCGACAGCGCCGACTGGGCGGAGCGGTTGGCGGTTGAAGACCTCCTCGCTACGAACAAGAAGCAGAGCGTCGAGGATTTCGGGTTCGGCAAGGGCTGGGTGATGGCGGCGGAAAAGGTCAGCCGGTTCCTGACCGCCTTGGATGCGCTCATCGACGCCGGCAAGCATGTCGTTGTCCTGGCGCACTCGAAGGTTCAGCGCACCGAGCCGCCGGACATCCTCGCCGCTTACGACCGCTACGAACTCAAGCTCTCCAAGCAGTCCTCTCCGCTGGTGAAAGAGTGGGCGGATGAGCTTTGGTTTTTCCGGTTCAAAACGAAAGCCGTCTCGCAGGAGAACGGCAAGGCCAAGGGGATCGGGGGCAAGGAGCGCATCATCCTGACAACCCACTCGGCGGCCTACGACGCCAAGACACGATCGGGCCTCGCCGAGGAGTTGCCGATGGAGTGGGAATCGGTGGCGCATCTCTTTGGCAAGCCTGCGCCCAAAACCTCGGAGCCTGCCGTCGAGATCCTCGGTGCCGAGACGATGGCGGCGATCGAGTTGCTGGAAGCCAACGAGGACGCGGTGAATGCCTTTCTGACCGGCAACGGCTCAATCCAAGAGGGCGAGACTTGGCGCAATGCCTCGCCGAAGTTGCTGGCACAAATCAAAACCCGCCCGCAGGCGCTCATCGCTAAGGCAACCGCACAAATGGAGGTGGCGGCGTGAAGGGATTAACCACAGAGGACACAGAGAGCACGGAGGGCCGGAAGAAGATGTTGAAAATCAGAATGCTCTGCCAACAGGCAATAAATTCCAGGCGTCGCTATAAAAAAATACACCCAGACGCATTTCAGGTTTGGGCATATTCAGAGAAGAGAGGGGCCGCAGCCCTTGGCAGAAAAATCATTTCAATAATTAAGGAGGGCGGAAAATGATCGCCAAGGAAATATCTCCTTCCTCCCTGCCAAAGCTGGCCGAGTGCGCCCTGTTTACGGGTGCGTCGGGCACCAGCTCGGCGGCGGAGCGTGGGACGCTGATCGACAAGGCGATCCGCGAGCTTTTGGTGGATGATCCGACGACTTTCGACACGCTGACCGCCGAAGATCAGGCGGTGGCTCGGTGGGGCGTGGAAGAGCTTCGCACGCTCTCCGGGGGCTACCATGTGGAGACCCGCGAGGAATACCTCGGCATGGAGGTGCCGGGTCTCTCGAAGCCAGGAACGGCCGATGCGGTATGCGTTCGGGCTCAATGGGTGGCAGATCTAAAAACGGGAGCCGTCAGGAATTATAGGGAACAATTAAGTGCCTATTGTTTAGCCTGTATGCACGAGCATTTCGCCGACTCGTGGACGGCTCATGTCGTTTATGTCGATCAGCGCCTTCGCCGCACCTACACATTCACCCGAGACCAAGCCGAGGCGACCGTAAGCCGCATCATCGCCGAGGCGTCGAGCCGGTTGGCGGAGCCGACGCCGAATGAGTATTGCGGGTGGTGCGCTCATGCGAACACCTGCAAGGCGCTGGTTCGCCAATCCTCCGAGGCTTTGGCTTTGGTGAAGTCCGAGACATCCCTTGCCGACATCCGCGACCAAATCCTCGCCAATCCGGTCGAGCTGAGTGCCTTCGCAGCGAACTGGAAGCTCGCCGAGAAGCAGATCGCCGAGCCGGTCATTGATGCTCTGAAAGAACGCCTCGCCGCGGGCGAGGACATCCCTGGCTGGAAGGTTACGACCGGCGCGGGGCGTCAGTTCGTGGAGGCCGATGCCATCGCACGGGCCTCCGCCAATGTTTCCAAAGAGACGCTCATCCTCGCCCTCGGCGGAAAGATGAGCGCCGACAAATTTCGCCAGTTCTGCGCCGACGCCGGCGTGGAGATGGACGAGTCAGCGGTGCGAGCAGGGTCACCCATTAACACCCTGCGACAAATCAAATCCAAAAAATAATATGCCTACATACAAACAATCCGAACCGAAACCCGTCTATTTCGTCGAGCCGGGAACCTACAAAGTCGAAATCGTCAACGCCATGGAAAAGCTATCCAAGGCCGGAAACCCGATGATCAAACTCATCTGCCGAGTCGAAATCGGCGACGGCGCGAAGGGGCCGGAAGTCCATGAGCACCTGACATTCACCGAAAAAGCCGGGTGGAAGATCGACCAAGTGCGCGAAGCCTGCGGGTTTGCCGTGGTGCCAGGGGAGGACATCGATGTCCAGCCCGAGGATTTCATCGGCAAGACGGCCACGGTCGTTCTTGGCGAGGAGGAGGGTGCCGACTCCGGCCACCGCTTCAACACCCTCGAGCGTTGGATGTCACCCAAATCCTCGGCGCCCGCGCCGAAGGCCAAACCCGCCAAAGAGACCGACGACATCCCGTTCTGAACTAACACAAATGGACCGGGTTTATTTTTTTCACAATGGAAGTGAGTGCAAGATCGGCTGCACGGAGAACGACTTACGGCACAGGCTGTGGGCGGCTCATGTGTGGTCTCCTCGGGCGCTTGAAATCCTCGGCTGGGTTGAGGCCAAGCCAGGAGAAAAGACCATTTTGGAAAAGAGGATCCACCTCGCCATTGCCCACCTGCGGCTCGTGAAACCGAGCGGCAATGGCGAGTGGTTCAAACTCTCACGCAGTGAGGCATTAGAAACGATAAAAAAATATGAAGGAAATCAAAACAACTACACTTACGGCCACGCTTCGCGGCATCCGGCCCATCATGTTCGACCGCTACGCGGGAGACAACAAAACGAAACTTCCGGTGATGGAAAAATTCTACACCACACCGTCGGGCCATTTGGTCATTCCCGTCCTCAACCTTTATTCGCTACTGGCAGCACAAAACACGCCATCGGTGGCCAAGCGTTTTTACGGAAAGCAGGCGCGTGATGTTGCCCTTGGAGTCATGTCTTTTGTCTCAATCGAGGCGACTGGAGAGGATCCGCTTAACGCCCAAATCCTCGATGCGGAGGGCACGCCCTACACAATCCAAGACCCAAGGATCGAGATTTTACAGCATGTCGCAAGGGTCAAGGATGGAGTGCCTAACCCTAAAGAGCGGCCGATGCTCCCGACGGGTTGGCAAATTAAAATCCAACTCACGCACCAAGAAAACACCTTACTCACAGCAGCATGCCTCCAAACAATGCTGGATCAAGGTGGAATCTTGGGGCTTGGAACATTTCGCCCAATCTTTGGCCGCTACACGGTTGAATGGCAATGATTTTACATGGCAGGGCGTGGCAAGTCCTGGCTCGGCCGGGCATGGCAAGGCTGGGCGCGGCGTGGCGGGGCTGTGCGGGGCTAGGCGTGGCGCGGCATGGCATGGCATGGCAAACACACTGCATCTCTTCGGAGGTGCAGCAGTTTGCCACGGCGAGGCTTGGCAAGGCGCGGCGGGGCAAGGCCTGGCCGGGCATGGCTTGGCTCGGCACGGCTTGGCAAACACACGGCGCTTCACGGAGCGCCGCAGTTTGCAAAACGACAACACCAACAAATGCAAAATGAAACAAACATGACCCAAGACCTCTCGCTCCGCCTCTCCATCTGTCTGAACGGCTGCCCGATCGGGCCGCGCATTCAACGCCTGGAGCCGCTGCCGAACTACCGGCACACTTACTCGCTGGCAGAACAGGCAGAGGCGGAGGCGGACATGGAGCGCGTGCGGAAATACATCGAGCGGAATGCAAACACTATGAAGGGGAAGAAATAACATGGCCGGAGAATGGATTAAGGTGGAGCTCCACCTGCCCGAAAAGCCCGAGGTTTTACAGATCGCCGAGGCGACGAAGATGGCCCCGAATGCGGTGGTCGGGGCGTTGATCCAGGTGTGGGGTTGGGCGTCTCGGAATTGTAACGCTGACGGCGTTACAACAATCGCGGCGTTCTCGCATTTGAACAAACTGGCGGGCAATGAGTGCTTCGCTGAAAGCCTCGTCGAAGCGGGGTGGTTGCGCGTGAAAGATGCGAAAATCACCTTTGTGAACTTTGACCGCCACAACACTCAAACCGCTAAGGAGCGAGCACTTGTAGGGCGGCGAGTCAATAAGCATCGCAGTAACGGTGATGTAACGGAAGAGAAACGCTCACAGCGTTACAAAAGCGTTACCAGAGAAGAGAAGATAAATAAGGCGGTTGCCTACGGCAACGCGCCAGCACCCATGGCCCTATGAACGCAATGGAGAAAATCATTCCCATGCCGAAGGCGGCGATCCCTCTGAACGAACCGGCAGAACGAGCGGCGATCAGCTGCCTTCTTCAAAACTTTGCCAATCTGGACGCGATGTCATGGCCGGATGACTTGTTTTTTTACGAGAAGCATAAAATCATCCTCGGGGCGATCCGCAAGCTGCACGAGGACGGGGTGGCGACGGATTTCATGGCGGTGCAGGCGCAACTCGACCGCGATGGGCAAATCGAGGCGGCAGGGGGGATGATGGAGTTGATCGACCTGCACACGGTGATGCCGACCGGCGACCCGAAGACGGCGGCATGGCATCGCGGGGCGCTCATGGATGCGCGGCGTTACCGCACGGCGCTGGCAGCGATCCGCAAGGCGGAGGATGCGTTTCTCCGTCAGGAGGGCGACATCGCAGCGGTGGCGGAGGCGCTCAACGGCGCGGCGGCCATGCAGGAGACGCCCCGCGTGGGCATGAAGCAACTCATCGACGGGTTGATTGCCGACCTGGAGAAGACCGAGCCGGTGGAGACCTTTGGCTCGGGGATCGGATCGCTGGACCGCGTGGCGCACCTCAAGCGCGGGGAACTCCTGACCGTGGCGGCGCCGACATCGGGCGGCAAGTCGATCATGCTCCTGCAAATGGCGCTCCATGCTCTGCGGGCTGGCAAGCGCGTGGCGGTCTTCTCGCTCGAGATGCCGGCGACTCAGGTCGTGGGGCGGATGCTCTCGGCCATGTGTGGGTTTCCGGTCGGGATCCTTCGCATGAGCAACCGGGAAGGGGAGAAGTCGCAGGGGATGTCTAACAAGTTCACGGCTTACGCTCAGGAGCTGGCGCATTACCCGCTCGAGGTCGAGAGCAACCTGACCGAGTGGGAGGCGATCGATGGGGCGGCTCGGGAGTTGGTGGCGAAGGACAAGGCGGACTTGATCGTGGTCGATTACATCCAACTCATTCACCTCCGGGCGCTCGGGTCCAACGAGACGCGCGAGCAACATGTCTCGGAGGTGTCGAAGCGGCTCAAATCGCTGGCACTCCACCTCAATGTCGCGGTGGCGACGGCTTCGCAACTCAATGACGACAACCCGCCAAAGCTCCGCGAGTCCCGCGCCATCGGTCACCACTCGGATCATGTGTGGTTCGTGGGCGGCCAGCCCGAGGAGCAATTCCTGACCATCATCAAAAACCGCGACGGCGAGCGAGGCGGGGCCGTGCCGGTCCGAATGAACGGAGCCACGGCGACATTTTCCGAAAGAATCTCTGACAATCAAACAACTAACAAATGAAACTCTACATAGGTATAGACCCCGGCTTGTCCGGCGGTATCGCATTCATCCCAACCCTCGGCGACCCATGGGCGCACAAAATGCCTGAGACAGACCGAGACCTCATCGACCTCATCGGCGATGCCATTTCGCTGGCAGAACCTCGGGCGGTGCTGGAGTTAGTCCACTCTTCGCCGCAGATGGGCGTTAAATCGGCTTTCACCTTCGGCGAAGGGTATGGACGCCTTCAAGCGGTTCTGACCGCTTTGCGGGTGCCTTACGAGCGCGTGCGGCCTGCCGTGTGGCAGAAGTCAATGGGGTGTTTGACCCGTGGCGACAAGAATGTGAGCAAGCGCCGGGCGCAGGAGCTTTTCCCGACGCTGAAGGTCACGCACGCCACAGCGGACGCTTTGTTGATCGCCGAATACAACCGGAGGACGGCCAAGCCATGACATACGACGACAAGGGGTGCCGCGAACTCATGTGCGCCTTCATTCGCCAGACCGTCCTCGATGTCGATGCCAAGACGGATTTTGCGAACAAAAACAAGAACGCCGAGTGGGAACTCCACAAGGCCAGCGCCATCCATTTCATCCGCTCCCCGATTTTTGTCTCCCTCTGCCGCACCCTTCGACTCCCTGCCGACAAAATCCAACGCCGAGCATTCCAATGAACACCTTCACCGCACGCGACGGCGAACCCGCCTATATGCCTGACCTCGACATTGATTCACCCGAAGACATCCTCGCCGATGACCTCGGCACGACGCCCGCCGTGGCCCGCAAGGTCATGGCCATGCTCCAAGCTGCCGAGGTGCGTCAGCAGGCGCTCACGCTTGGAAAGGTGGTCGGGCTTCTCCTCGAGACGAACAACCTCCCCGTCATGGCGAACGCGATCGCTTTCGCGGCTGGCCTCGACCAACTCAACGGCAAGAAGTCCCAGGCCGAAGTCGCGCGGGAGTTAAAGGTCACACGCGCCCTCGTCTCCCATTATGTCGTCGGGGTTCGGGATTTCCTATCAGGCAAAAGCCAGACCTTCGACTGCACCAAGTTCCGTAAGTCCAACAAGTCGCGCCAGACCTTCAGAGAGAAAGCGA